TATAAGGCATCAGACCGCGCTGGTCAAGCGTGTGTGGCAGTTTGCAGACTGGTCAGGGGCGGAACGACTTGAACATCTTTGCTTCTCTCTTGTAGATTAGCACGTCTTCAAGCGCACCAGCAAGATTAAATACGAACGAGAAGTCAATCTCTTGGTCATCATGATCAATTAGTGTGCGAATCCATGCCGCATCATCTGCACTGATCATCTCATAGAATTGCTCGATACGATCAATCCAATTGTTTCTAATATCAGACTTGGGTTTCTTCTTCTTACGCCAGGTCAGTGAAGTAATCTGTTTCTCCTCTGCATTTGCAGGGAATGCATATATTCTATTGGTGTAATCACGACGTGTGTGAACAACAATATTACGATCCTCTTTGAATTGCTCAAAAAATACTTTGTGCTGCTGATGTGAGATCTTCTCTATGAATCTGTAGAGTGTAGAACCTTGCAGGGTGTTTGTAATATGATGAGGTGTATGTGACATGCTAATAGTATTACCATCAGCATCAAACTTAAACTTGCCGATGTTAACTTGGTTAGGTCCAATCCTTTGAAAGAGATTCAACACTCTCTCCCTAATATCTTCGATAGGATCTAACTCAAGAGACAATTGATACCACTCAGCCTCTGGCATCAGGAATTCTACTGACATATCAGTAGTTACCTCAATTTGCTCAATCTCTTCGTTGTAGTAGATCTCAATATATTTGGTTGTATTGGTTGGAACAAAATAGTCAGGATCAACAAAAGTAAATCCTAGAACTTTTTGAATTTTATCAATTTGTGCATCCGTGAAGATATTAGGATACTGATCATCCACCAAAGATGTGCATTGAGGCCACATACGTGCATGAGTGTGCAGCAGTGACTTATCACTCAAGCGATATACTTTTGATACGTCAAGTTCTGCTGCAAACATTATTCGTTATCCGCTAGTAGTTGACCTTGAGGACTATACACACCATAGAAGATATAATCTTCTGGTCTAGTGCATGATGCCTGGTTGATTGGGAATAGATCCTCACACCATTCCATTGCCTCTGTTACATTATCACAGATGATGAACACATACTCAGACTGTTGGAGAGCAGTGAAAATATCTAGTGGCAGTCTGCTTCTATACAGATCATATGATGCATTGATTGCATCAACATCGGTGCTGCTGTTCCATCCAGTAGAACGCAGGAAGATAATAGTTTTCTCTTGACGCTTAGCAGACTCCTCAATAAAGTCTTGCAAGTAATCAATAGTGTAGTTTGCGTGTAGCTCCATTTAACTTCCAGGCGATTGTAACTCTTAATGAATTGAATGTTCTAGAGACTTCTTCAGCATGGTGTAGCATACGTCCATTGAAGAACACTGCTTTGTTAGGTGCAGGTTCTACCCATGTCCATTTGCCATCACTACCTTGGAATGCAGTCTTGCCACCCCAGTTATGATCCCACATATGATTTGCATATAGTAGGAACGTTCTACAATCATCATAATGACCATCAGTGTGAGGCATTGCCTTATCACCATATACATGTCCATTTGCATAGACACGCTCTAAAGTTAGATCAGGTTCATTTGTCACGTCTCTAATGATATTTAGGAGATGCTCAGTGTAAAATGGTTCATCTACCAATGTCATCTCCCAGAATGGGATGTCATGATCTTTTGATATTGATGCATGACCATATCTCCACTTTGGTCTTGCCATGTCTTCGATAATCTTTGCGAAGTCATAGTCACCAAATGGCATCTCATAGATTTCCATATTCTCTTACAAAGTTAGTTCTTACTTGTTCAAATGGCACAAGAACTTCTTGTGGTGCATCAGGATATGTTTCTAATAGTCTCTCAATACTTTTACCAAAGTTGAGGATTTGATGACGCATGAAGAAGTCTTCGATAAGACTAGTTGCCCACATTAGTGCAACACGACGCTTACCAGATGTCACAGGTGCAACATAATGCATGTATCCTGTAGGATACACTAATGCTGTGCCCGCTTTCTGTTTAAATTTGAATGGCATATCACCATCAGTGATCACCAGTTCCCCACCCTCATACTCATCAGGGTCATTGAGAAACAGTGTGATACTGTGGTGTGCTTTTAGTCCTTGGACAGTAATATTATCGATGTGTGGATTATACTTTCCACCTTCACGATATTCTGTCATCTGAGGAACAGTCATCTCTTTCACAACGAAAGTAGATCTAAATGCAGTAGCATCATTGATACCCTGCTGAATAACTTCTAGACACTTTCTAAACTGTGATGTGTGCTGACCCATCACGAAGTTATCCTTCACAGACGTGTCAACGTTATTCTCATCACGTTGAGAGACTGTTCCTTGTGTAAACTCTGCTGCATCGAACAAATCATTGATGTGGGTCAGTTGTTGTTCATTAAGAATCTCACATTCATAAAACATAGTTATTCGTCCAGGATAAATTGACTGCTATCGAAATCGGGATAGATTGATTCTACTTGCATCAGTTTGATGATGTCAAGAACTTGTCTCTTAACTCTCTTAGTTCCTGCTGCTCTTTGCTTAGCATACATGAGTTTGTTAATCATTCTGCTATCAAGGAAGTCAGATGATGCATCATCATCGTAGTTTGTCCATTGATCAGCATCATCAGGATCCATGAATGCAGGTGCTGGTGTTACACCATCTTCCAACATCCCATTAGGATATAGTTTTCTGTAGTTCTTAGGATCAATAGGATAAACTTGATCAAATAGAGTTCTAGCAAATTCTAGTTTATCTTCATATTGTGCTGGTGTAGGAACAGCAATAGATCTAATCTTTGCTCTCCATGCAATCCACATTGCTCTCTCACCTTCGTAAGAGTCTTCAATGTCAGGAAGCACACGCCAATCACTAGCACTCAACATCAACTGTCTTTCTCTAAGTCTCTTCATCCACTTAGAATCAAAGAAATTGATCTCTTTGTCTAGTGCTTCAGTCTTTTTAAGTGCAAGATCAGTCTTACGCTTAGCAGCAACAGCAAACAATGCTAGTGCAATGTTATATACTTGCTTTGCTTGCTCATCACTACCACCCTTGAACTGATACTCTGACCAGTAAATAGACTCCGACTGAAAGTCATACTTCTGTCTATTACGTTGTGCCATATATGTGGCATCATTGTAATAACTGAAGAAATCAAGAGTATCTTCACTAGTATGCCAAAAATCTCCGATCAACTCAAAGAATTTATTCTTGAGTGCATCATCAAACTCTAGTCTCTGCAGAGTAGTTGTGTCGAAATCCGACAATGTAGTAGCACCATTAGGTGCTTGCAGGATCGTATTGTTGATAAGATCCAACTGCAATAGTGGTTTCCTTATGATTGGTGTGCTTGAGGTCATGCTAGTGCCGTCTTGATATACCATCCCGTCAAGATATATTTATCTCCGTTGAACAGTGTGTTTCCTTTATGAACGTGTGTCATACCTGCTGGGAAGAATACAACTGTGCCTTTTGTAGGGCGAATTCTTCTCTTTTGATACAAGAACTCAGTCTCACCACCATCACCTTCTGGAATATCATTGAGATAAATCATCCAGGTAACTTCTCTACATGCATGTGATGCAGCAGAGTTTTCATAGTGCCATTGATGATAACCACCTGTTGGTTGTGTCTTCTGCATCTTAACATCAGCAGAGATCATAGGGACATTCTTTAGTTGTCCAAACTCTGCCATATAATGAACCATACATGACTTCAGGAATTGGTTGACCTGATATGTCATTGACTGGTTGACATAGTTAGCAAGAACAGATACATCCTTCCTTGTCAGGTTGCTACCATACTGAGTAGCACCCATCATAGTGTGATCATCGAAGAATTGTTGCTCTTCAGGATGTGACTCAAAATCTTCTGGTCCAACAAATGAACCACGCTTGTTCAATAGATTTTCAAACCAACCAATACATTGGTCACAAAATGGAGTAGGGATAAAGTTCTCCCACACTCCAATAAAATCACTGAAGTCTGACTTGGTGATGTTTGGATCTTGCATCAACTCAAGTGGTCTCCATTGTTGGACCTTACCAACAGTAGGATCCGCATTATGTGCAACTGCCATAGTCTAAATTAAAATGCCTTAATTATATATTTAACCTTGTGGAATGGTGCGATGATAGGAACCTTGCGCTGTGGATTCATAGCAGCAGTAGGAATTGGTTTGCTGGTATTATTCCATGTGAATGCCGCTGGGTTGAGTTCAATATCAACACCTGCTCCACCATCTGTCGTAGCATTCTGAGTAAACTTAAGTGAGAATACTGTGTTGAATGTTGCTAGTCCTTGTCTGAATGCAGTAGCGTCTGAGTTGACGTTACCATAAGAGAAGTCAGCTTGTGGGTTAGTAACAGGATCAGTTCCCAGCAAGTGAGAGTGATTCAGTGTGCCAGTATAGATGGACAGATAATTATCCAGTCTAGCATTAGTTTCCTCTGTGTCAATAACACCAGCGTCAGTAGGAGATCCATTCTTAGTCCAATAATCACTGGAGTTAGGTAGTCCTGAAGTTGGTGAACCCCAGTAGTTACCAAATGCTACGCTACTGCTACCAGAACCAGGCAATAGATCTAGTAGAGATCCTCTACCAGAGTCTCCAACTTCACCATCAAAGTTACCATAGTTCCAGAAGTCTGCATCTTCCCAATAACCATCATCAACAGCGTTTGTATCACCGTCAGGTCTTCCACTCCAGTTCTGAGAACCACTAGCACTGGTGCCATAGTATGCTCTAGCACCCCATGGAATGAGTGGATCACCATCATCACTATCAATTTGTCCAGAGATAACTTCGTGTTCGTGCTGTGGAGGACGAACAGAAACATCACTAACAGGACCGATGTTAGCAATAACTTCACCAGTGACAGTGAAATCAACTTCTGCTTCTAGTTCTTCGGTTCCAAATGTTCTTGGAGTTCCTAGTGTGAAGTATGCTGATTCTGTTCCGTCACTGCTACCAGCAGGTGCAATAACCTGCTCCAGTGGATCTGGACCAGCAACATCAACATCATCAACATACCAATAACCACCAGTTGATCCAGTCAGTTCAAATGAACCACCAGCACTTGTTACAGGAACGAATGAAGAGGATCCTCTGTTAGAATCAACAATACCAGCACCTACCATTCTAACATTACGATAGTCTGGCAGATTAAAGTTTCCACTGTATGATTTAGATGCAGCAATATATGTGGCATTACCACCATATGTGTTACCAATTGCTTCCCACAACCAAGGATAATCTGCTGCTGCTACTTGTTGACCATTACATTCCAAGAATCCTGGGAATCTTTCTTCAATATCACCATATCCATAGTTACCATCGTTTAGTGGAGTTTCTTTGGTGATAGGAACAACTGTTCCGATAGAGTAACCATCGAACTTAGGTGATCTATAGTAATCTCTAGCGTTGTTAGGATCTTCACCTGCTGCTTCCCATGATGCTTGATCAAAATATGCATTCTTCTCAGAATACCAAACACCAAGATATGCAGGTGGAATAGGTTTCACTGCATAGTTAATAGATCTCAACTGGAATGGAGTTGCATCTCCAAATGTAATTACTGTCTGACCATAGTGTGATAGTCCTTGAACAGGTTCAAGTTCTGCATTTCCAGGTTGTTGCATAATAATAGTGATGAATACAGGATCACCACCAGGGTCAGGATTAACTGTGCGTGGTCCTACTACTGCTTGATCACCATTGATAGAGAACAGAACATCACCAATATCTTCATTGGTAGCAAAGTTGAACTCATTGTATGATTCAGGATCTGTTGCACTAATAGTAATTGGTAGATTGAAGTCAGTCAATCCAATAGGACCAATAACACTAACACCACCAGGAGTTCTATTGATGACTTGGTTGATAGGTGTGAACGCTGGAGTAGTATCTGGACCAGTCCAGTTCGATACAGTCCAAGTTTGAATAATTCTGTTTCCTACATTGATACCAACAGTGACAACACCTTGTCCTGGTAAAGTAACATCAGTAACGTCATCGGAGTTATCAACAACTAGTTCAATGTAGTCTCCATTTTCAACTGTGACATTTTCAATAAGTCCAGAAGAACCACCATTGACACTAATCTTAGGAACAATGTTAGTATCAGATGATCTAATTACAACAGGAACTGCTAGTCCATCATCAAGACCACCAATCAATGCAACATTTCTACCAGCGACTGATGTAGATGAACCTGACGCAACTTCTGATCTAAGACCAGTTTGTCCAGGAACCTGATTGACTAGATCTTGGAATACAAAATTATCTGGGTTGTTATCAACACCCTGACCAGATACAATAGGCCACACAGAAATACCAGCACCATCACCAACAGTAACACTGAAGTTAATCTGTGCTTGTGGTGTAGTAGATGATGTGCCTCTCAACTGAACATACTGACCATTACTTACAGTCAGGTTGTTGCCCCATCCAGATGAAATATTATCGAGAACTTCGTATCCACTAGAATTAGTAAATGTAGTATTAAAATTAGATACTGCAATTTCTGCATTATTGTCAACACTAATAGTTGCAGAAGTGTTCAATCCTAGAATCTGTGCAACATCACTGTATACAAGAACTCCAAGTGGTAGATTGTTTAATGAACCAAAATCTGGTGGTGGATTTGGTGTATTGACTGGCAATGCACCAGTCGTAATGTTCCATTGAGCAGATCCTGTTCCAACAGTAACAAGAACGTTTTTAGTATCTGATGGTGAGGAAGAAGATACCAGTCTAACCTGAATCTGGTCATTGTTAGATACAGTATCATTTAGTGCTCTAGTCCATGCACCCCAGGCATCATAACTAGTGGTTCCTTCATTATATCGTCTCAGACGATATCCCCAATCATTTTCATCAATAACATTAGAACTAACAATCAGTGGTGCCTGTGTTCCAGGATCAAGACCAGTGATTGTAATAACTTCTTCGCCTTCTCTTAGCGGATCAGGATCAGTTGCTAGTCCTGTATATGCAACACCGTCATCGGGATCTGCGGTTGCTGCATATGTGAACAGAGTATCAGAATCTGCATCATCAATATCTCTAAGGAAGAACGGATCAGGTTCAAAATCTTCAAGCTTAGTCTCAATAATCCAGAAGACAGTAAGCTCGCCAATCTGAATCTCAACTTGAGTGATGTCGTTGAACAGAGGGGGAGCTTCATAACGAAACTGGATAGACTGTCCCTCTTCAACATACAGCGGACTGGCACTAAACTGATAAGGCATCTGATGTTAAGACTTTTTCCCGTGTAGTATTTAGGTTAGATCTGACGAACGTCATACCAATTGTTCTCGATGTCAGGATCATCATCGTCAAACCTAACTTGAATGGGGAAGTTAGATTTGATCTCTGTTGCGACTTCAATATCAGTAATAACAATAGGATCACTGACAACTAGTGATTCGTCAGGTGCTTCAACCTGATCAAGTGGTAGTTCTTCTAGATTATCTGGAATAGTAATGTTGTCAGGTAGTTCGTCAACATTAACACCAATACTGGTGCTCACAATTGTGCTGCCACCGCCACCTGAAGCAGTAGCAGTAAAATCAATATCAAATGTTCCATGTGCTGTCCAAGGAACATTAAAGTTTGCTGTGTTAGTTATTGCTTGACCAGACTCATCTGAGTTTGTTCCAGTTAAATTAATACTCTGCGTAGTTGTTACTGGATTACCTGTATTTGGATTTCTTTGAGTATAGACAGCACTAATAGTCACACCACCAGTTGCATATCTATATGTCATAGGAATTGATAGCGTGTCGCCATAGTTAATCTGCACTGGAGGATTATATGACAACTGTGGGATTTGATTAACTTTAACAGTGACAGTATCACTATCGGATCCTCCATTACCACTAGCTGATAATGTATATGTGGTAGTCGAAGAAGGATTTACATCTGTATTACTTACAAGTAGAACATTACCAATACCTTGGTTAATTGATGCAGTGCTCGCATCACCAGTAACAACCCAATCTAGGTTTGCAAATTGTCCTACAGTGATAGATGTTTGATTGTTGTTTCCATTTGCCCTCAAGTTAGCAACAACTGGTTGATATACAGTAAGAACTACCTGTGCTGTATCATTTCCTGCCTGACCAATAGCAGTTAGTGTGTAAGTTGTCGTTGCATTTGGAGAAACAATTTCACTATCATTAGCAGAAACAGCACCAATACCTTGGTTGATGCTTTGTGATTCAGAATCAATCACACTCCATGCTAAAGTTGCATTCTGACCAGCAATAATACTAGACTTGTTTGATGTAAAAGAAGTAATCTCAGCAATTTTTACATCATAACTTAGTGATCCATATCCATTGCTATTATTTGTTCCTTGACTTGTTAATGACAGAACAGAACTATTGTAGCGAGAACTGCCGCCGCCTCCACCTCCACCGCCATTGTTACAGTCAGTGCCAGCACCGCCGCCACCACCTCCAGTGTGACCGCCACCGCCGCCTCCACCGCCGCCGCCGTCTCCGCCACCTTTGTTAGCACCAGCAGATCCATTACTTCGACCAGGACTGTTAGATCCAGACCACCCACCTGCATTTCCACCATTGCCTCCAGGACGATTAGGACCACCACAAGAGAAGGATCCTCCACCGCCGCCACCACCACCGCCAGCGGTGACTATACGAGAACCTGCAAGTCTAAAAACAGATGCTGCACCACCACCTGCACCACAACCAGACCATCCACTAGTGCCATCGTTTCCACCTTTGCCACCATTGCCACTAGTTCGACCTGCTAAGTTACCACCAGGACCACCAACAGCAGCACCAGATCCACCAGGACCATTACTTCCTACAGCACCAATATATGCTTGCCAATTTCTATCGCTAGATGATGATGGGATACTAAATGTTCCTCGTCTACCCCTACCTGCGCTACCTCCAGGACCACCAGAGTCGAATCCACCAGATCCTCCTCTAGCACCAGCAATTGTCATAACAATATTTTGGGCACCACCAGGAATAGTTCCTGAACTACCACCAAATGCAAAGTTTACGCTTACTGTTGATTCTGACATTAGATTTCTTGAACGTCTTTCCAGCTAGATGCTAAGTTAGGATCATCATCGTCAAATCTTACCTGAATTGGTAAATTAGATTTGATCTCTACTGGTATATCTATGCCAGTAATTACGATAGGATCACTAACAACTGTATCATCATCGGGTGCTTCAACTTCATCACTAGGAAGTTCATCTCTACTATCAGGAATATTGATATTATCAGGTAGTCTATCAATATTAACAGTAATAGTCGCACTATCAGTTACAACACCACCTGTTCCAGAGATAGAAACAGTAACATCAATAGTTTCAGGACCAAGTGGAGTCCAATTAATTTCTGGTCCTAGATCTTGAACAAAATCTTCTTGGATTGATGCACTATTGTTAGGAGTTCCATTGACAACAATAGTTTCATCTGTGCCATCAAAATATCTTTGAATATATGTCGCACTCACAGAACTATTTGCATAGTTAGTCTCTACATTAAGATCAAAATCTACACCCCAATCAGTATCAGATGGGAAACTTACTGTTAATTGTGGTGGTTGATATACTTCCACCACTAGATCAGATGATGCAGTGCCACCTAATCCAGACGTGACAATACTATATGTTGTTGTCTCACTTGGAGAAACATCCAGAGTGCTATTATTCAATACTTCTTGGATTGTAAGACCATCCTGCTGTAAGAATGTTCCGTCTCCATTATCTCCACCAGTCAACCATTCTAAAGTAAGTATTTGACCTGCAAGGAGTTGTGTAGGATTAGAAGTAGGATTATCACGATCTTTCAATGTAGCACTAGCTTGGATAATAAATTCAACTTCTGCACGTCCCCTCTCACCATTTTGTGCTCTACTGTATGATGTAAATACGCCCTGAGGATTTACATTATCTATTCCTCGAACTCCTTCAGCACCTACAACCACATCATAGGTTCCACCCAATGTATAGGTAGGATGATTTACTACAGTTGCTCTATCAATAAATGCACGAACATGAGCAGATCCACCACCGCCTGCGCCACGATGAGATGATTTCTTACCTTGAGTTTGAAATGTTTGTCTTCTAATGTATGTATTTTTACCTTGACGACAAAAATATGTTTTGATACCAGTAGAAGTTTTGTTTGATGTTCCAGCAAACGTGAATGGTCCATTTGTGGATCCACCTGCTGCTTGCTGATCAAAACTCAGCATCGTAAAAGTGTAAGATGAATTATCATATGGGTAAACAAATGAGATGCCATACCTCTTGTAAAAACTAAGTGTTGAACATGGAAGTCCACCAGGAGCAGTCTGATTCTCTGTTGTGATATTTACATCAGGAGAACTATCAGTAACAATATTCACGTTAGAAACATCATTAAAGATATGCTGCATTGATGAATAGAACACTACCTGATCATTAGATCCATCTCCACCATCTTTACTATCCAGACCACCTAAAGTTCCACCAATTCCTCCCTGAGGATCAGTTAATGCACCAGTAGATGTTACTGTTTCTGTGATTACAGTAAGATCCTCTAGAGGCATCCAGAAGATAGGATCAGTTTGGACCAATGAGTATGAACCATCTAACAGAATATCTGCATCAGGATCAATACTCCATTTGGTATCACTACCATTCGATAGAGCATACATTGCTCTAATATCCAAATCATCTGGTATTTGAGCTAGATCAGTGTAGACGAAACCGATGCCACCACTATATGGACGATCAGCATCACTTGCATCATCGTCTTCGTCATCAATAATTTCTACTGTTCCAGGTGGTTGACCAATAAATGCAAATCCTTGTGCTTCATCAAACGCCCAATCAGTATCTGGAGGTGCTGCTGCGCTAGAAAAATGATCTCCGAAATATGGAGACGATGGATTAGTATTTTTATATCTTTCAATTGCTACTCTTTCAAAAAGAGTTGCTGTTGTTGTAGTGACACTGCTGCCATCAGGAACTTGACCATTTTGACCAGGGATTAAAGCAACTGATGCACCATAAAATGCCCAGTTCCCTCCATCAATACCTTGTCCTCCAATGCCAGCAACATTTTTTGTAGCAGAATTGTCGGCATTTCTACCACCACCGCCGCCACCTTCAGCAGTAAATCCTAAGAATGAAGTATCTCCTCCGCCACTTCCAGGACGAACAGTGCCATTGTTACCAATGTGCTCACCACCGCCACCACCACCCCACAATCGGATGGTCATGCTATACATGTCATCAGGAATTTGAAGAGGTGTAGTTCCTACAGATGTAAAATCTTGAAAAGTGGGCATTATATGTTCCTAACGTTGTTCCAACTAGTTTCTAAATTGGGATCATCATTGTCAAACCTAACTTGAATTGGTTTGTCAGATTTGATCTCTACTGGAATATCTATATCAGTAACTATAATAGGATCACTCAATACAACATCATCTTCTGGAGCACGAACTTCATCTTCTGGTATTTGATCTAAAGAATCTGGAATGTTGAATAGATCTGGTAACTGGTCAATTTCTACATTGACAGTAGTAGATGAAGCAAACACTGTTCCACCACAACCAGAAGCAAATAACTGGTATTGAATAGTTTCTGGTCCGAAGTCATTCCAAGGAATATTTGATTCAAATGTTACTGTATCTTCGGTGTTATCTTCGTCTGATGTAGATGTTCCTATACTGCGAGTTTCAGATGTTGTAGCTCCTTCGGTGTTAATATATGTAATGGTCACACCTGCGCCACTACTAGCATTACTATAAGTAACTTCTACTTCAAATTGTTCTCCATAATCAAGATTGACTGGGAAGTTACCAGCAACGGTTGGTATCTGACATACAACAACATCTACAAAATCTTCATCTGTTCCACCAGGACCAGATGCATTCAAAGTATATCGTGTGGTTACGTTTGGTGATACATCTGCATTACTTGATAACAAAACATCTCCATTAGGAGTAATAGCAGGAGAAATAGTTGCATCTGTAGCATCACCAGTAACTGTCCATTGTAGATTTGCGGTCTGTCCTACGGTGATAGGATTTGGAATAGCAGTTATATTTGCAACTGTTGGTTCGTAAACTGTGATAATAACAGCTGACGTTGTTACAGATCCCTGAGCACCCCCGAAATTTTTTGCTGTTAGAGTGTATGTCCTTGTGACAGTTGGATTGACAACAATGCTACCTGTTCCCACACCATTCTCATCAAATGTTGTGAGAGGAAAAACATTACCAACACCTTGATCGATAGTAATCTCATCAACACTAACACCAGTGACTGACCAAGACAATGTTGATTGTCCAGGTCTAATGTATTGAGTTGGAGATCCAGTAAACGTGACTGTTGGTGGAGGTGGAGGACTTACTGTAACAGTAATTGTTCTTTGAGTATTTCCTGCTGGTCCTACTGCAGTTAATTGATAGTTTGTAGTTGCTAATGGATTTACACTAACGATTCCAGATGGATCAGAAACTGCACCAATACCACTAATGTTAGCACTAGTTGTGTCTCCAAACACAATCCATGACAATGTAGCAGATCCACCATAGGGAATAGTTACATTATTAACTTCATTAAAATTAGTTAGAAAGTCTGGATCAGTAGAGAATGCTGCTGATGGTGGAAAGTCAACTGCTTGTTCTGCTGACCATCTCTCACCTCTATCACTAACAGTTAGAACAATTTCAATACCTGCATCAGCACATCGTTCAAAGAAATAATTATATGATGCTCTAACAGTATTCAATGTCATTGAACCAGAGACATCCAACCACACCGCAACATATGATCCTGGTGGTTGTGTGTCTAGATTACAAATAGCAAACCAATCTGATCTGTTGGAAACATTATTATTATCTCTAGCAACAGTGACAGTGTGAGTTAGTGAATCATTAATGTAGCTGGTTGGTCTCAACAGATCAGAAAATTGTCGTCCTGGTTGTAGCAACCAGAACTCTCTACCATTACCATTATTGTTGGGATATAGATCTCTAAATCTAGTCCAGTCATTTGCAATCGCCTGCGTGCTACTACTTACACTCTGTGGGTAAGGTGCAGGTGGTGGGTTATTATTGTAATTGTTTCTTGCCTGATTACCAAGAGATTCGTCAATAATTGAGATACATTGGGTCCTTGGAATTACCATATCTCAACCTCCTCAGATCTTGATAATGTATGTGACGATAATAAATGGAGTAACTACAGCATCGAGTTTATTGATATTTTCTACCGATACGTTTAGTGTAGTATTGACATTATCTGCAGGAATATCAAATGTCGTATGTTGATATTCAAAGTTGTGAGTATACTGTGTGGGTTTTGTAATTCTATGAGTATGTGATGATAGTGCTGTGGTGTTAGATGAACTCTGTTCTAGAGCATTACCTGCACCAGAGTTACCACTAGCGTTACCACCATCTTTACCATCACCACCAACAGCATGATTAGTAGTATAGTTTAGATAGTTTACGTTAGCATTGTGAGCATGACCTTGGAAGTTTTCAATGTCTAGGAATGCTGCCTGTGATGTAGTCTCGAACTGATACTTAGGACTAGATCTGAACTCATATGATGCTTGCTCTGGAATTCCTTGGAAGTTACCAATAAAATCACAGGTCAACTGTGTTCCTTCATTACATACAACCTCAACTGCAGGACCAACTCTAGTTTCATCAGTATCACCAACAAAAGTATTCAGATAGTCACCAACTGATCTAGATGGAATGATAACTTTAGATCCAAGATCAGGTAGTTGGAACTGTCCCAGATCTCCTGTATCTTGATCTGCTTCTCTAAGATCTACATTTGTCTTTCTAAACTTAGAGTTCTGACCTACACCCAAAATTTGTGACAATGCAACATAATCAGATGCATTCCTAATAGATCCATCACACTTCAAGAAACCAGCAGGAACATGCTCCTGAAAGTTTGCTCCGTTAGGATCATTTAGGTTTGCAAGATATGGTGTTGAATGAACTTGAATAGATCCAATGTAACCCCCATAGTGTGACCTGACTTTAGAGTAGTTGTTGTTGATTGCCATCTTAGTATGCTCTGATTACATATACTGAAGTCATTCCAGGTTGAGTTGTATTGAAGTTAATCTGGAATACACCAACATTTCTTGCATTATCTAGATTCAAGTTACCTGCTGGTGCAGTAACGAACACGTTTAAACTATTTAATGGTCTTAGACCAGAAAGATCAAATGATACATCAAATTCGTCGTGAGTATGTGCGAGGATAATATCTCTAGATCCAGCAACTCCTAGAGTTGTTCTGTTAAAGTCCCATCCTGCATTACTGTTAAAAGTATCGTATGTATTAAATGCTGAGGTGCTTGACAGAGCATCATTAGTTCCATCACCAACATATTCAAGAAGGTCTGGATACCAGTTAGTCAATCCATTACTAAACTGAGTCAGTTCATCACCATTCTGACCATAGTCTACGCCTTCTCTTTGTCCAGGACCTTTGTTGAATCCAGCAATACCACCAGACAATGCACCTTTCTTTAGACCAATACCTTCATTAAATGTTCTATGCGTTCCTGGTTGGGTCAAAACTGATTTGATAGGAGTCCATACAGTATTTTTTGGTGTCCAGTTAACTGGTGGGTTCTCTGCGTTAATACCAGCAACGACACGTCCTGGGATACCACTACCGAAACCAGATCTACCTCTTTCCTGATCACCCATTTCAAACGACAGTTCAAACTCGTTATCATTGGTAACAAAGATATCACCGTCTGAAGTATCAACCTGTGCGTCAAAGTTATAGTTGATGTTTGACCATGGAATCACACCTTCGCCTGGTTGTGTCTCGGGATCTTTCTTAACCGTATCAATTCTACCACCATGTCCATGACCTTTGATATGTCCTCTTCCTAGTTTTCTAGGACCGAAGAACATAATACGACTACCTTGACCAGATCCTTCAATAATAGTATTTCCTTGCAATCTACCACTATAGTAGTATGAAACCTCTCCACTATCACCAGCAGGTGCTGTTGTTCTCTCATTCAATTCAAATACAACGTCAGTAGCAACGTCGTTAAATGATGTAGGAACACCTGTGTCTGAGTTTACACCAATATATGGAGTAATTTCTGATACTGCTGTTGAATCAACATCAAAGACTCTACCAGTAGGAGATGATGGTCCTAGATATGCTGTCTCCATATCAACTAAAGGTCTGTTGATTAGAGCAGGAAGAACAATCTCTCCTTGATAATCAGGGAACTCTCCACCAAACGTAGAGACAGATCCTTCTTCAACTGTAGCTACAGTAATGAGAATATCTGATCCACCACCAGAGTTACCAGCAGGAATAGTTAGAACATCACCAACTTCATAGTTAGCACCCTGCTGCAATCTTTGAATAGTAACTGATCCACCAACACCATTAGGAGCACCACCACCTTGTGTTCCTGCATCACCAACAATAACAGCAAAAGTAGCACCACCACCACTACCATCAATAGGTGAGTAGATATAAGTGTCAGGGATTCTTCCTGCTTCTGTTGCTGCGTTATTAGTAAAGGTGTTGATTAGACCTTGAGTAACTGTCGTAGATAGGTTATATGTGTCTCCAATTGCTCTTGCAAGCAATGGAAAGTCCGATGCAGAGACTTGTGTTCCATCGCAAACGATCCAACCATCGGGAATATCCGAGATATTCCCGACCCATGGCATAATTGTTCCGATGGCAGCTGCCTTTGCGGTTCTTATCTGTTGATAGAAAGACATGTGTTTTTATACGTCCATTAGATACCATCCTGCCTTATTTGGATTTGCTCCAGGACCACCGTCAGCATCAGAAGTGCCAGCGTAAACCAGACCGAATGCTGCGTTTGGTGTTTGAACAACCAGTTCACCACCGTCGTGTGTGAGTGAGAAGTTCTCTCCTAGAGTGTTACCCGTGACAGAAGTTCCTGTGTTGCTGATCGAACCCTGAATCCTTATGAGACTTGGAGCACGAACAACTAGAGACTTGTCGTATGAAAGGATACCACCTATATCTATAATGCGAATCATATCGCCCATTTGAGCGTTTGCAGGCAGTTTGAACAGTGCTGTTCCAGAGATATCAACGAAGTAGTTGACATTAGCAACAGCGTTGATGATGTTAGAGTTAGCAACAACCCACTTACGTCCACCAGTGCTGGAGAAGTAGTTACTGATGCCACCGATGTTGAGTGAACCATCATCATCTACAGCAAAGACTTCAACGCCATTCTGGTTGACTTGTAGATCACCACCGTTGACAGTTAGATCACCTGCCATCGTGACAGGACCACCGAAGGTAGATAGTCCATCACCCAGTGCAGAGAATGAACCGTAGGTAGTGAAGTCACCCGAAGAGTTGATGAATGTCAGTCGTGGTGTAGTTCCATCAGTTCCGAAGATGTTGATGTTACCACCGTTCATCGTGAGATTTCCAGTTGCACTGTCAACTTGGAATGTAGTTCTTAGTGGAACGTCAACCGTTACACCGTCATCCTCGAAGGAAGGACCACCATTAGTGATGGTGAAGAACTGTTGATTAGGAACAGTAGAACCATTCAGTGTGATGGTGTTCTCTACAGTAAGTGTTCCAGCGATGTTGGTGTTACCAGATGAACCAGCAACAGTGAACTTATTGAATCCAAGTCCTGTTCCAAGGTTACCAGCAATAGTTGTGTTACCAGTTGTAGACTCAACCTTGAAGTTAGTAACCGCAGGATCACCACCATCGGTAACGATCAGGGACTGAATATCAGTGCTGACAACATCAGCAATAGCAACAATCTCAGACTGATCGATTCTCAGGAAGTCTAGTGTGGTTAGAACACCACCGAACTCAGCAACACCGATTCTTACGTTGCCACTGGTTCCATCGATACCAGCTCTTGGTTCATCCAAGATACCGTCAGGAACATTAGGATCATCAGGGGATCCAACGTCCTTACCAGTGATGTAGGATGCTGCAGGTTGCTTGTCAAGTTTAGCGATGACACAACCATCAGGGTGGTTAGTCCAACCTTCGCCAGTGCCAGGATCACCAGTTCCTTCCTGTGCTCTTGTGACAGAGATTCTGAAACCAGAAGGATCGTTGGGGTTGGTGAGGTTATCAAGACCGACAACACGCATGATCTCAGAATACTGCTGATCTCTCAGTCCAGTAACTTGAGTTCCACCCTGTGGAGTAACTTCATCAGGAGATGCAGCATTACCACGATCCAGGAGGATCAGATCACCGATGTCAAAGTCGGTTGCAGCAGGTGTTGTGATTGGCAGAATGAAGATGTCGCTTGCGTCAGTAACACCGTTAATATCGAAGGTGATATCAGGAGCACCACCGCCACCAAGTTGACTATCGTTAATAGTCAGTGTCTGGTTATCAGCATATCCAGTTCCTGCAGCGACTAGTTCAACAGTAACGGTGCCGTCAAATGCAACACTAACATCGAATGCAGCACCAGAACCTGTGCCACCCTCAGCAAATCTGAAGGTGTAATTACCAGGAACACGAGCTGCGTCAGGTGCTGCTTGTAGGTTATCGAATGCTCCAATTCTACCACCACCTGCTTGGTCTTGTGATCCACCCCAGAATCTGTTACCTTCAGTATCAAGGAATCTACCAG